GGTACTGGTGCTATCACTGAAGCGGGTATTTTCAACCCAGCTACTGCTGGTGGTTCTGGTGGCACTATGCTTTGCCGTACTACTTTCCCAACAGTTAATAAAGCAGCTGGTGACTCTATTGCTGTTACTTGGGTTATTACTGTAAGTTAATTTTCAGGGCTATTAAATGGCAACTTCAGCGCTATTGAAGTCTCCACTTCATAATTCTGTTGCTCAGGCGTTATACGATGAGATTCAGAATAGAAATGCGAGATACTACTACTTCTTAGGTAGAACATTGCAGTGGGATGATGACACATCTCCTCCATATCCTATCGATAGTTTTGCATACGAGGAAGCAACTCGTAACGAAATTATCACCCTAAAAGAAATCAAATCAACCGACGTTGCGTTCGTAACTAATCGTGTTGACTGGGTTTCAGGTCAAATTTGGGATATGTATGATGACCAATATAGCGATGAAGTTCAAGGTGTCAATTTAATTTCTGGCGGATATGGTTATTCAGATCCTCCTGCTATAACTATTTCTGGTGGTGGTGGAACTGGTGCTGTTGCCGTTCCGACTATTGCCGATGGTGTTATTGTTTCTATCGACATGGTCAATCGTGGTAGAGGATACACTTCTACACCAACAGTTACCATTTCTGGTGGCGGTGGTGAAGGTGCAAATGCAACTGCTAATGTTAAGATTGCATACTCTGGTGCACAAAAGTTAGAAGACATTAGATGTATCGTTATGACAGACGATTATAACGTCTACAAGTGCTTAGATAATAACAATAACGGAACTTCTACATACAAGCCAATTGGAACAGTTGTTGATCCAGTTATTATGCCAGATGGATACATGTGGAAATACTTGTACAGTATTCCTATTGCTCTACGTAATAAATTCTTGACAGACGTTTATATGCCTGTCGTTAACTCTCTACGTGGCCAATTTTATTCTGGTGGTGAAATTCTTAACATTGTTTTAGAAAATAATGGACAGAATTACACATATGCTAACATCACTGTTGCTGGTGATGGATATCGTGCAACCGATCCTCTAGTTTTACAAAACGTGCAGATTAATGCTCCTGGGACTGGCTACACTAGTGGTGCTACTTGTAGTATTGAGCCACCATTTTCTGGTGCTAACGTATGGGTTACTGGCGTTGCTATTCTTGCAGGACAAAAGGTTGAGTATAACAATAACTTATACGAAGCAACTATGTCTGGAACAATGGCTTCCCCCGCTCCAACACACAAATCTGGAATCGTTTCTAACGGTACAGCTGCATTAAAATATGTTGGTACTCGTGCTACTGGTACAGTTGTTACCAGCGGTGGGCAAGTTACAGGTATTACACTCAACGGATCCATTTATGATATTTTAATCACCAATCCTGGTTCTGGATACTCAACAACACCTACCATATCTTTAAGTGGCGGTGGTGGTTCTAGTTTCGTTGGCGCACCTGTGATGCGTGGTACTGGTGTTGCTAGAGTTTCTATCTTAGATTCTGGAATTAACTACACCAGCGTTCCTACTGTTGTTTTTGGTACTCCATGGGCAGCATCTACTGCTTATACAGTCGGACAGCAAATTTATTCGTCTAATCGTTTATACACAGTTACAACTGCAGGAACATCTAATACCAATACACCAACTCACGTAAGTGGTGCTGCATCAAACGGAACTACGATTCTGACATACGTTGGTTCTCCAGCTACTGGAACTGCTTCTCTAAAATACGGTTCTGGTTATTCTGTGTTACCAGCGATCACTATTCAACCAGTATCTGGTGGATCTGGTGGCAAGGCATACTTCGTTGGTGTTAAGTCAGAAGCTAAATTGCTTCCGATCCTTTCTAATGGTCAGATCACTGGTGTTCAAATTGATGATGGTGGTGTTGGTTATACATACGCTAACATTAGCGTAACAGGTGATGGTAATAGCGCATCTCTAAGAGCAGATCTTTCTCCAGGCGATATTAATACTCTACAAGCTAACACAGAACTGTTAACCATCGATGGTAGAATTATGGCGTATGACGTCGTTTCTGGTGGTTACGGTTACGGCACAAATCCAACAGTAACTATTACTGGCGATGGAACTGGTGCAACTGCCCATGCAATTGTAGTTGGCGGTGCAATTAAGAAAATTGTAATAGATGGATATGGACAAAATTATCGTTGGGCTACTGTTACAGTAACTGGTGGCGGTTTTGGTGCTAAAGTTAGAGCAATTATTTCTCCTTATGGTGGCCATGGTAAAGACCCTATTGTTGGCGCTTTTGCAAGAACACTAATGTTCTATACAAACATCTCAAAAGACACAAATCAGGGATTTGATGTAAATAACGACTTCCGTCAGTTGGGTATTATTAAAAATCCTCGACAATATGGTTCATACGGAAACCTTAAGAGTTCTTTAGCGTCAGCTTGCTACGTTTTAATTGGATCTGTTTCTGAGTCATTCACTCCTGATATGTTGCTTACATTGAGTGATGCCACTGGTCCACGATTTAGAATTGTGTCAAAAACTAGCACAGGTATGTTGGTTCAGTCTATTGACAATGCTGTACCGCAGGCAGGTAGTATTTTCTTAAATCCAAACTCAGTAACATTCTCTGCTTCTGGTGTTACTGCTCCAACCGCAGATAAATATTCTGGACATCTACTGTTCATTGATAATAAACAAGCGTTTACCCCAACAGCAGACCAGACAGTTACTTTAAGAACTGTTATTAAGTTCTAATAAATAAGAAATAACATAGAAGAGTAAAAGAATGATTGATTTCAACACAGAACCGTATAATGACGACTACGACGAGAATAAAAAATTCTATCGTATTCTCTATCGTCCTTCGTTTGCTGTACAGGCTCGTGAACTTACTCAGATGCAGACGCTTCTGCAAAAGCAGATCTCTCGTCACGGTAGTGCGATTTTCAAACAGGGTGCGATGGTTATCCCAGGACAAGCCTCTGTTGAAACACTAACACAGCCTAATCAGGGTGCTGACTACGTTAAACTACAAGTTAGCTACAATGGTGTAGCAGTTCAAACATTTATTTCTGCGCTTCAAGGCGCAACCATTATTGGTACTAGTGGAGTTACTGCCACTATCGTTAAAGCAGAAGACGCAGAAGGAACAGATCCTACTACTCTTTATGTTCGCTATACTAGCGGTGGTGATAATAACACAACAAAAACCTTCTCCAACAACGAAGTTATCCACACTGAAGACGGAATCTATTATTTCCAAGCTGCTACTACAGATGCAACTGGTAAAGGTTCTTTAGCTACAATTCAGCGTGGTGTTTATTACATCAATGATCATTTCTGTCTAGTCGAAGATCAGTCTATTGTTCTAGACAAATATACCAATACTCCTTCTTACCGTATTGGTTTGACTGTTAGTGAAGGCATTATCACTCCAGAACAAGACGAGACACTATTGGATAATGCTCAGAACAGCTACAACTTTGCTGCTCCAGGTGCTCATCGCTACTATATCGAACTAACATTATCTAAACTTGCAGTAGATTCTACAAGCGACTTAAACTTCGTTGAACTAATTCGTGTTGACGATGGTAGAATTAAAACCATCATTGACAAAACTGAATACTCTTTACTTGGTGATGAATTGGCTCGTCGTACATACGACGAATCTGGTGACTATACTGTTCGTGATTTCGCAATTGATATTCGTGAACACCGCAACAATAATCGTGGTCAATGGTTACAAAATACCGCTTATATTTCTGGCGACGTAGTAACTAACGCTGGTCAAATTTATGTTGCCAAGACATCTGGTTCTTCTGTAACAACTACACCTGTTCATACTACTGGCACCGCATATGATGGTCCAGGTTCTACTGGTATTAAGTGGGAATGGACAGACTCCCCAGTATACAATCGTGGTATCTATCGCCCAGAAAGTGGTGGCGATGAGACTAAACTTGCTGTTGGCTTAGAGCCAGGAAAAGCATATGTCCGTGGCTACGAGATTCAAAAAGATTCTACTACATACATTGCTGTCGATAAGGCACGTGAGTACGACCAACAAGTAGCTGCAATTATTCAACCTACTGTCGGTAATTATTTGTTGATCACTAACGTGAATAACTTACCTCCAACAGATACGTATGACACAGTTAAATTATACGATCAAGTTACTAGCACTGCAGTAGGTACTGCAGTAGGAAACCAAGTTGGTACTGCTCGTATTCGTTTTATGGAATGGGCTGGTGGTGCATCTTATGGTTCTACTGCAATTTACAAGTTAGGACTATTCGACATTCAAATGAATAGTGGTAAGGATTTTAACAGAGCAGTTAAATCTTTCTACTACAATATCAGCGGAGATCCAAACCTATCTTTTACTGCAGATATTAATCCAGTAGCAGCTGTGTTGGTTGGTTCTATTACTGCTAGCGCTGGTGCTGTTACTGGTACTGGAACATCCTTCCAAACTGATATTACTTCTGGTGACTACGTTCTCGTTGATGGCGTTATGTATCGTGTTACAGCTACACCATCTACACAAAACGCATTAACTTTAAACACTGGTACATTCACTGGTAAAGCGTACTCTCTAGTTACTACACAGTTAGTTGAGACACAAAATTCTAGTATGGTGTTCTCACTACCAAACTATGCTATTCGTTCTAACAGATCATCTGGAACATCTGGTGTTAACAACACAACTTATGTTTGTTACCAGAAATTTACACAGAATGCTTCTGGTGTGTCTTTATCACTAAGCACTTCTGGTACATTTATGCCTGCTTCTGGCATCACAAACTACGTCGTAGTAGATAATGATGTTGCAGTTGGTGGAGCAGTTATCCAGCCAGTTAGCATTGTACCATTAGGTTCTTCTGTTACTATCACATTACCATCTGCTCAATCTGGTCACTCAATGACAGTTATTGCAGCAGTTCAACGCAATGGTTCTGGTTACGAGAAGAATAAGACTCTAACTACTGT